CTGAAGTGCTTGTACGGAAAGCTACATGGTTGGAAATGCTCGCCCTGTTTAGAGTTTGTTAAGGCAATTGGCAGGGAGCGGTTTTTTATTGATTGGGATAGGGCTGTTTAATGGCGATCAAGCGTGATGCGGCAGATGTTGCATTTTCAAAGGTTGTTCGGGCAAGGGATGGCGAGTGCCTATATTGCGGTAAGCGCGAAACTCTGGAGTGCGCCCATATTTACGGCAGGCGGGCTATCGTTACCCGCTGGGATGCGATGAACGCGGTCACTTTATGCCATCACCACCACAGGTATTTCACAGAGAATCCCGTAGCGTTTCACGATTGGCTAATTGAGGAGCTTGGGGGGGTTCACATGGTGATTCTGCGAGATAAACGCAACGGTATTTTAAAGGGTAATCAGGAGACTAGAAGGGCAGTTGCAAAGCACTACCGAGAAGAGTTGCGGAAGCTGGAAGCAGACCCAGATCACAGGGTTATAAGCTACATCTAGCTATAGAACAAAATAATATAAACAAAAGTGTTGACGCGTATATGGTTGGTGGGTAATCTACACACATCAACTAACTGACATATGGAGTCAATGACATGAAAAACGTATACGCTAAAGCTGAATCAAAGATTGCTGAGTTAGAGGCAAACATCGCTGGCTATCGTGCCGCAGGCGCTACCGAAGCCGAGGGCGAGATTGTGAAAGAGCGCGTTAATGACCTGTACAGCCGAATCATTGACGGTGATGACGCCGCTCTGCAAGAGCTTGCCGACAACGACAAGGATTTGACGCAAAACTCTAGCTACAAGTTAAACGAAGATTTGCGCGAGCTTGCAGGGCTTCAAGAAACCATTACGTTGCCGCTGGCGCAGATCGGTAGCACTCGTTACCTTATCACCAACGATGACAAAGGCTTGCTTTCCCCCGCTGGCTATTGGGATGACGGCGTTTTCGTTAAAAATGATGTTTGGATTGAGACAGACAGACTGCCCCGCAGTGTTGGTGCTGGCTTGTGTGTTTACGATGTTCAAAAAGTTCTCGGAGAGGCCGCGTAAGCGGCCCTTTACGGAGGGTAGGCAATGAATCAGTTTTTTACTTGGTTAGAGCAACGCATTGGCGAATACGAGCAAGCACGTCAACGCGGACTGAAGGCGTACAAGACCCGATGGAAAAAAGTTCTCGCCGAAGCTAACGACGGAGTCGAGCCGAAGGAATCCACGAAGGGACTTCACGCGCCCTTCGATGGTTACGTCCACACTTGGTTCAAAGGCGACTACGAGTTCGAGTCAACATACCTCGCGGGTCAGTTTCTCCCTTGGTCTAGCGAACACGCAACGCTGTCGGACGGCGCGTTCACCGACGACACTCGGATTCGTGACGTTCCTGTCGAGCGAGCCGAGAAATTCCTGACCGCCTTCGCCGAGCTATCAGACGAATCTCGCGCTACTGTCGCGGTCTACACCGGCAGGCCGTACCACTGCGACAAGACCGGCGACCACTTGGTGTACGTCTACATCTCGAAATGTCCTGCTGACCTCTGCTCTACTACCTCATGGGTGACCTGTACAAGCTTCAGCGTCTCGCCGAAGAGAAGTCACAGGACGAGCGTGATGAGAGGGACGCCGCTCACCAGAACGGCGAAGACGTGCCCGAAGGTCGAGTCGAGATCACCGGCTCTGTGCTGTGCTTCAAGTGGCAAGGGAGCGAGTACGGAGACGTGCTGAAGATGCTCGTACAGGATGACCGTGGCTTCCGCGTGTGGGGTAGCGTCCCCAAGAGCCTCGACGATGCCGAGCGCGATAGCCGTATCACGTTCACTGCCGCGATCACTCGGTCAGACCGCGACGCGAAGTTTGGTTTCTTCAAGCGTCCCACCAAGGCCGCTATTCAACTAATCGGAGAGGCCGCGTAAGCGGCTTATGCCTTATACGAGGTGGAGCGATGAAGCATGAGCGCATAGACGATATGATGCTAGACACTTTTGTGCGGCAAAAGTATCACTGGAAGTCGCTAACGCCCCGCCAGCAGTACAATATGGCAGTTGAGCTAGCGTATTACCGGCACATTGAGCCAAAGCTTTACGACTTCATAGACCAGATAATGAAAGACAACAACGACAAGCGGGACTACCGCAAACTATTGGGAGTAGATGACAATGAGCATTTCTGAGCATTGGTTAGCGCTGGGATTTGTAGCAATTTTGGCGCTGATGGGCATAGCTGGTGATGATGACTATCAAGAAGAGCTAAACGAGCAGGCGCATTACTGCAAAATGATTCACCTTCACAAAATATCAAACGGCGATTCAGGATGGCCTGATTATGAAAACAAAAAAACTACCTGTGCGCTATAAAATGACAAAGTACCAAGTAGCCGAAGCAATAGAGCACTTAGACAGCGGCGTAACATATGTTGATTTGGGAGTGCATTACGGTATAGATCACCGTATTATTGCTAGATATGTGCGATGTGCAGAGCTATATGGCTATAGTTTTTGGAGTAAGAACCCCCGCCAAGATTAGCCCCGCAACTCCTACGGTGAGCCGTGGCGTCGAAAGATTAAATGAATAGCGCGGGGGCGTGGTTCATTCATATGCGCAAATTTAATCATCCACGGCATTTTTAACTCTGATACCATATTTGTATGGAGCAGACTGTAACTATAAAATGGAGGCGCGTGGCTTTTGGTGAGATGCCAAGAGAGGCGGGCACCTATTTGGTTGCATTCAGCGATGGAACGGTAGAGTCTTACCCAATGGATGACACCGACATAGGCGATGGTGAAATTAGAGCAGGAGCGGAGAAGGGGGTATATTGGGCGCATTCATTGCCTCACCCTGATATGTAAATGGCGAAGACAGACGTACATGTTAGAAAGCAGGCTAGGAAAGAAGAGCTACGCACCTATTTAGCGAATAGGGGCAAAGTAGATCTCTGACAGCTTCCAGAAAGAATTGCTAAAGTTAAAAACAGCTAATGAGCAACGGATTAGGCTGTTGGCTAAGTACCTGCCTGATGCAAGAGAAGAAATGGAAGAGATCACAGAGCTACCCCCGATAGTGATTAATCTGGCTAACAGTGAATCTGACTAACCCTCAGACTCGCATATTCCAAGATCAAGCGCGGTTTAGGGTAATCGTTGCGGGGCGTCGATTTGGCAAGACATTCCTTTCTGCGGCAGAGCTTATAAGGGCCGCACTAAGCGGCGAGGGCCGTAATTGCTGGTACATAGCCCCAACATACAAAGCGGCAAAAGAGATTGCGTGGCAGATGCTACTGCAAGCGATCCCCACCGAGTACATACTAAAAACAAACGAAACAGCGTTGAGCCTTCACTTAGCGAACGGCTCAGTTATCAGCCTAAAAGGGGCAGAGAAGCCAGACAATCTCAGAGGTAGGGCGCTAGACTTCTGCGTTCTTGATGAGTTTGCTGATATGCGGAAAGAGGCGTGGTATGAGGTCATCAGGCCATCACTATCGGATCGTAAAGGATCGGCTATTTTTATTGGAACGCCTAAAGGCCGCAATCATTTTTATGATCTTTGGACTAGGGGCGCTGATAAGGATGACGGCTGGGCATCTCACCAATACACGACGCTGGAAGGCGGCAATGTTGATCAGCATGAAGTGCAGGCGGCTAGGCAAGATTTAGATGAGCGCACATTTACTCAAGAGTATCAGGCGCGCTTCGTAAATTACTCAGGAATTATTTACTACAACTTTAACCGCGAGGAATCAGTTAGAAGATTTCACGGTGATGCTGACCGTATACTAATAGGCATGGATTTCAACCTAGACCCTATGAGCGCAGTGTTAATGGCTCGCAAAGGCAACGTGTTGCACGCCTTTGATGAAATTGTAATTTTTGGCTCTAACACTGATGAGATGGCTGATGAGATCAGCAGGCGATACGGGCGCAAAAATGTTACGATATACCCCGACCCTGCGTGCCGTCAGCGCAAGACAAGTGCTGGCGGGCGTACTGATTTGTCGATACTGCAAAATGCAGGCTTTGAGGTAAAGGTAAGAAACTCGCACTCAGCGATAAGAGACAGAATCAACGCGGTTAACTCGCGACTGCGATCAGCAGAAGGCATAAGGCAATTGTATGTTGACCCTAAATGCAAAAAAACTATTGAGTCGCTTGAGCGACAGACATACAAAGAAGGAACCACGCAGGTAAATAAAGATGATGGTTTCGATCATATGAACGATGCGCTTGGATATGCAGTTGATTACTTATTCCCCATTAAAAAATCTCACGCGGCACAGCATCCGCAGAGGTGGACATGATTAATGTAGACATTGAATATCAGCACCCAGACTTTGAGAATAACGTAGATCGCTGGGAGTTTTATCTGCGCAGTTACATGGGCGGGCAGGATTACCAAGACGGCTCATATCTGTCAAAGTATCTTAATGAAGATACAAAGGCGTATGATCGACGCATTGGCCTCACCCCTTTAGATAATCACTGCAAAAACGTCATACACATTTATTCGTCGTTTTTGTGGCGCATATTGCCAACCCGCAACTTTGCAGGCATGGAAGGCTCGCCAGAGCTTGAGCAGTTTCTTAATGACGCTAACCTAGACGGGCAAAGCTTTAATTCATTTATGCGTGAGGCGCAGATTTGGTCTAGCGTCTATGGGCATGTCTGGTTGTTAATGGATAAGCCGCGCTCACAAGCTGGCACAAGAGCAGAGGAGCTTGAGCAAGAGATTAGGCCGTATGTCACGCTGATAACGCCCGAAAATGTTTACGATTGGAAGTGGGAGCGGCAGGCATCAGGCAGACATCAGCTTGTGTACATGAAGATCAGAGAGTCTGTAAACCGAATTGATGGCACGCATACTGTCACGCACTTTAGAGAGTGGACGCCAGACGAAATTAAGCTGATAAGGTACGACGGCGCAGAGCATCAGGTAATCGACCAGATTGATAACCCGATTGGCAAAATACCAGCAGTGTACTTACCGGCTAACCGCTCTATTGTTAGAGGCATTGGCATTAGTGATATTTCTGATATCGCCTATATGCAGAAAGCCATCTACCAAGAGTTAAGTGAAATCGAGCAACTTATTAGAATCAGCAACCATCCGACGCTAGTAAAGACGTTTGACACAGACGCAAGCGCAGGGGCAGGGGCGATAATCAATGTCAGTGATGACCTAGACTCAGGACTGACGCCGTATCAAATGCAACCCTCTGGCGGCAACCTAGACGCTATCAGAGCGTCCATACAAGACAAAATAGAGTCTATCAATAGAATGGCTCACATGGGCGCAGTGCGCGGCACAGAGGCTGTTAAGCAGTCTGGCATAGCATTGCAAACAGAATTCCAAATGCTAAACGCAAAGCTCAGTGAGAAAGCTGACATTCTTGAGTTGGCCGAGGAGCAGTTGTGGGGCTTTTACTGTAACTGGCAAAACCACACTACCCATGAGGTTATGATTAGCTATCCTGATTCGTTTGACTTGCGTGATTATGAATCTGAGCTTAGATTCTTACAGCAGGCTAGAGCGTCAGGCGTTAAGTCTGTGACGCTACTGCGAGAAATAGACAAGCAGGTGGCAGACCTTGTGCTTGATGACGAAGTACTGGCGCAAGCACACGCTGAGATTGATGAGCAGACTACGGCGGTAGGCGACTTTGATAAGACAACGCAGATCTACAAATACCACATTGATAGCGGATTGGTTACGCCAAATGAAGTGCGGCAGAAGATCGGGCTTGAAGATGTAGCTGGTGGCGATACCTTATTGGATGCTGTAGAAGCTCAGAATGTCGGCACAGACGGACAGGCTTGATGACGTAATTGCTTTAGCCGAAGGCCATCAGCGCCGACTGCTAGAGGCTTTACAAGCGTTAGAGCTAGACATTGTTGGGCTATTACGAGATGCACCATTGCGTGATGGGCAGTTGTTCGATTTAGAGTGGGCAGTGCAAGCCCGTACACAAATTAGGCAGGCAATAGATGCGCGTTATCTTGCTGTGGTTGATTCGTTTGTATCAGAGTATGCAGAGGTTGCGGAAGAGGCGCAGGCACTACTGGGCACATTTTCGGAATTTGTTAATTTAGATCAAGGCGTATTAAGACAGCTTCAGCAAATAACGTATAACGGTTATTCAGCATTAGGTGATGAATTTTTAGAAGCCGTAAACAAGCAGATATACGAGGCTACGCTAACGGGGCAAACCTTTGCGGATGCTGTTAGCATTGTGCAGAGTAGTGTACAGTCAGACCTTGCGCGCTATGCTCGGCAGGCCGTACACGATGGGCTAATGGATTTTGACAGAGCCATAAATATGAATATGGCGTTAGAGGCTGGCGCAGAGAAGTTTGTATACATTGGCCCTGATGACGACGTTACGCGGGATCATTGCGATAAGTATGTCAATCGCACGCTAACGTTAGATGAAATCAGGAAGGCGTGGGAAGGCTCTTGGAAAGGTAAGCGCGAAGGTAGTCCGTTCGTAGTCGCTGGCGGGTTTAACTGTCGGCACCACTGGTCAGCAGAATTTGAGTGAGGTATTTATGCCATACCATGATAGTAAGAAAAAGAAGAAAAAGAAAAAGTCTCGTTAATTTGTTAAAATAAATGCACTCGTAGGAGGTTCGTTACATGAGCGATGAAATCATGGAAGAAGCGGCAACTGAGGCCGTAGAGCAGGAAACTGTAGAAGCTCAGGATGTTAAGACGTTTACGCAAGAGGAAGTTGACCGGATAGTTGCTGATCGAATTTCCCGCCAACAGCGGCAGTTTGATAAAAAGCTAGAAGGCATCGACCTTAATGAGGTACGCGATCTGTTAGGTCAGCGCGAGCAAGCTCAAATGGAAGAGCAGAAACAGCGCGGCGATTACGAAAGCCTCATAAAGCAAATGTCTGACAAGCACAATGAAAGAGAGGCGGCACTGAAAAGCCAGTTAGAAACCACGCTAGTTGACGGGGCATTGTTAACGGCGGCATCTAAACTTAATGCAGTATCGCCAGATCAAGTGAGTGCGTTATTACGAAGCTCCGTTACGTTATCTGAAGATAACACCGTCGAAGTATTCGACAAGAACGGGACGCCTAGGTATAACGACTCAGGCAATTTGTTATCAGTTAATGAATTGGTAGCAGAGTTTTTAACGGCTAATCCGCATTTCGTGAAGGCGTCAGCAGGCGGCTCAGGATCAAGCGGGGCGGCTGGAGGTTCTACGAGCAAGCCTTTAAGTTACTCGGATATGCTGGAAAAAGGCGACGAAGGTATGCGGCTATTTCGTGAGCAGAAAATGCGCGAAGCCGCCCGATGACTTAATTTATTGTTAGAGGAATCCAGAAATGGCTAACGAAACAACTTCAACCACTTTAGACGATCTGTTTGCGAATATTATCCTGCAAGCACGATTCACCGCAGAAGAGCAGTCCATCATGCTTGGGCTGGTTACTCGTTACGACATTGGCAATGTAGCGGGTAAAACCGTACAGGTGCCTAAGTACCCCGCAATCAGTGCCGCTGGTCTGACTGAAGGTACAGATATGTCTAACACGGCTGTATCTACATCAAGCGTAAATATCACCGTTGGTGAGGTTGGCGCATTGGTAACGCTTACCGACATGGCGGCTATGGGCGCTGGCAACCCAGCGGCAGAGCTTGGCACTGTCTTGGGTAACGCTATCGCTACTAAGATCGACACCGACTTGATTGCTTTGTTTGACGGTTTCAGCACTGCTATTGGTGCGGCGGCTCAGGAAATTACTGCGGCTGACATCTTTAAAGCGGCGGCTACTCTCAAGGCGGCAAAGGCACCCGGTCAATACTCTGCGGTATTGCATCCGTTCCAAGCCTATCAGCTCAAGGCTAACATGACCAATACGTTTGCAAACCCCAATGGCGGTGATTTGCAGAATGAGGCCATGCGCACTGGTTACGTTGGTCAGATCGCTGGCGTCAACATCTACGAGTCTGCAAACATCACTGTAGATGGCTCTGACGATGCTAAGGGCGCTGTATTCGCACCCGAAGCGGTAGCCATTGCGATGAAGAAAGACTTCAACATTGAGACTCAGCGTGACGCGTCACTGCGAGCCTTTGAGCTTAATGCTACTGCCGTCTATGGCGTAGGTGAGCTTGATGATTCGTATGGCGTTGAAATGCTGTTTGACGCGGCTCTTTAAGGTACTCGCGCCCTTCGGGGCGCTTTCCCTTATGGCTATTGTATATCGCGGTGAGCGTTTTGAGGATTACAACGTGCCTAAGCGCACGCCAAATCATCCTTCAAGCAGTCACGCGGTACTCGCAAAAAAAGGCGATGTAATAAAGCTCTTGCGCTTTGGCGCTAAGGGCGCAAAGACGTACCCGCCTA